GAGGGGGCATGGTCGCGCGGGCATTGAGCGGGGCGCGTGTGTTCAAGAAACTTCTTCAGTCGATCAATCGCGCGTGGCGTGAGCGCGGTGTTAAAGATCTCGGCATGGCGTTGATCGCCGTGACGGTCGCCCTCTGGACGTCTACCGTGTTCACGGCAGACCAGTCTCCAAGGCTGCGGTTGTTTGGAATTTTCCTTCGGGAAAACTCAAGCTCTATCTTCTTCCTTACAATTCCGCTTTTGTCGGCCGCGGTCGGTGTTGTGATAGTTATTCGACAGTTGATCGAATATTTGGATTCTGGAAAAGTCGGCCCCAGAAGCGCCAATATTGAAAGAGAGTTATCCTCTGTCCTTATAGATGATTGGTTAAAGCTCAAACATCCTGGTGCAGACGCGGCGACTGACGAGTTGCTGAAGTATTTGCGAAAACAATCAGCTAAGAATGAAGGCGATATCGCCGCAAAAGCGCCATTGCCGTCACCGGGAGAGCAGATCGTCGCGCGACTAGTGGCGGAAGTTGGAGCGCAATCGCGGCGAGCTACCCTGAACCTCTTGATGGGCGTCGTAGCTGCTGCGATCGCTATTGGATTTCTGGTCTGGCTTGCCGCAAGCGCCGTTAGCAGCGCGTCGGAAGCGCCTACCAAAATTGAAACGTCCGCCATGCCATACCTCTTTGCGAAGTATTGGGGAGCTTTTGCCGCGAAAATGGCTCTTTCGAGCGGTGCTAGTTTGTTTGCGTTTTTCTTTCTATCCACCTATAGGCGCAATCTCAGTGAGATCCGTTATTTCCATAATGAGCTAACGAACGTCCAATCCAGGATGTACGCCGTCGACATGTGCAAGGGAGACCACGCTGACGTAACGCTCCTTCGCATTCTGGAAAATGTCGCCGCGACTGAGCGAAACTTCATCCTGAGGAAAGGTGAGACAACCATCGACTTAGCTCAGAAAGATTTGGATCGAGCTGAAGACGACAGCCTCAAGGTTGCGCTTAAAACCCTCGCCGACGCAGCCAACCGCATGGTGGGTAAGAGCGACGAGGGTTCGAAGGATTAGGTGTAGCTGGCGACGTCGTTGACCAGCGTGACGATCAGGACGTCGCCGGCGGCGTTGCGATGCGCCTGGCCGGGGAACGTCCCCTGGACGCCGCCAGGCCCGGTCACGGGCAGTTGCGGCTTTGGCAGGCGCAGCTGGGGGACGCGGAAGGTCAGCCGGGCGTCAGGCCCAGCCCGCCAGCCGAACGCGATGTCGACGGGCGTGCGGCCGGTGGCCAGGTCGAGCAGCGACATGTCGGCGAACCGGCTGACGATCTCCGGCGTCACGGCGACCATGCCGGGATCCACGCCGTCGATCCGGCCGTCGGCGCGGATCACCTCGGCCTTGTCCAGGCCGTTGCTGACGTTCATCGCGCCACTGACGATGTTGCCCAGCGGCACGCCCTCGCGCTCGATGAAGCCGGTGAATTGCGAGAACCGCGTCAGGACCAGTTCGGCCAGCGTGCCGGCGGCGCTGGTCGTGGTGCGGGGCTTTTCCCCCTGTGCGATGATATTGAACGTGGCGTTCAGATTGCCCGAGCGCTGCATGGGCACGGCGAGGGTGTTGTACATCGCCCCGTAGTTCATCGCGAAGGTCGGCACGTCGGGCATGCCGATCTCGATCGCCGCGTCAGGCAGGGTGAGGGCGCCCGCCTTGAAGACGTGGTTGTAGGGTCCGCTGGCCGAGCCGCCGGCCAGGGTCGCGCCCGACACCGTGACGTTGGACGCTGGCGAGGTCCCGGCCGCGATCGTCATGGCGTTCCCGCCGGTCCCGACCGCGTCGTAGGTCACGGTCACGGCGGCGGCGTCCAGGTCTGTCGAATAGGACGCGACCGCCACGCCGGCCACGGCGCTGCGATTGAGGGCCCAGACGGTGTTTCGGACCGTCTCGGCGACCGTGGCCCCGATTAGGATATCGTTGGCTCCCGGAGCGCTGGCCTTGAAGGTGAACGCCTGGCCGCCGATCGTGATCGTGCTGTTGACAGTCGGCTGCAGGGCGAAGGTCAGTTTGCCGGTGGCGGCGACGCCCTGGGTCGTCTGAGGCGGGCCCAGCAGCAGCTTCAGGTGCAGGCCGAACAGACGCTGATCGACGGGCACGGTGATCGACCCGTCGTTGACGATGACGTCCAGATCCGGCTCGAGCGGGTTGCGGCCGTAGCCGAGGACGTCGCTCTCGACCAGGCCCTGGGTCTCGCCCAGGGCGATCTGAGAGAACGGGATCTTGGTGAAACCCGAGCCGGGCACACCGCCGTAGAACGAGGGAAAGGCGATCGCCACTTGGGCGTTCGCGCCACGAGCGCGCATGGGACGTCTCCTAGGAAAAGCGGGCTTTCGGCCCGGGTTCAGTCGAGGGTGGTGTAGACGGCGATCAGACCGATCTCGGCCCAGACGACGCCGGGCGCGCCGAGCTGGTCGACATCGTCGGTGACGGGCTCTTCAGCTTCCAGCCATTCGGCCAGGCCGCCGAGCGTGCGATCGGCGCGGACCGCGTTGCGCAGGGCGGTGTTGGCGGCGTCCAGCCAGACGACCGGGTCCGCGCCCGCCGGCGGGGCGAGCTCCAGCGAGATCCGGTGATTGTAGGTCTTCGTCAGCGGCGACATCAGGATGTCGGGCTGGCCAGGGTCGCCGTCGCGCATGTTGACCACGCCGCCCGGGGCCAGGTCCTCGGGCTTGGGCTCATTGCGCTGGAAATCGGCGTTGGGCAGGGCCGTCTCGACCAGCGCTTGGACACGGTCGAGGACCTGCAGGCGAACGCTGGCCATCGTCATCTCCAGTGCTTGGTGAGCAGTTCGGGCATGCGATTGGACGCCCGCTCGGCGATCTGCCGGCCATTCAGGCGCTTCCGGACGTTCACCCAGGGCTTGAGGGTGAACATGAAGACCAGCTGGCTTTGCCGGCCGCCTCTCAGACGCCCTCGGGTGGCGGGCTTGAAACCGCGACGATTGCGCGCCGCGACCGCATTGATCCAGGCGGTCCAGGTCCCCGGCTCCCGCCCGCGGCGGATGATCAGGTCCTGGTTGAAGGCGACCTCGACGTCCAGCGGCGTCATGCGCCGGCCGCGGCCCTTCAGGGGAACGTTCTTGGACGGGATCGCCAGATAGTGGCGCCCGCCGGTGGGACGGATCATAGCCCCGTCCTCGTAGACCTCGATCAGCTTCGGCGCTTTGGTCCAGACCCATCCGGCCGGGTCCAGGCTCGACCGTCCGCCTTCCGGATAGACCCTTGAGCGCCAGGTCAGCGCCAGGCGGCGGCCAAGGCCGGCGGCCTCGACGTTCTCGCGTAGATCGCGCTTCAGCAGCGCCGTGCCCTCGACCATCGCGGCCGTGGTGATCTCGGCCAGTTCGTCCTCGAGCGCGGTCGTGGCGTAATCGAAATCGGCCGAGGCGGACATGCGCATCAGGCGCGCGCGGCCTCGCAGATCCACTCCAGGCCGAAGCGTTCGAGCTTGGGCTTGGCGATCAGGGTGAAGGTTTCGGGCGGGTCGACGAAAGCGACCTGGTCGCCCTTTGCTGGCGCGCTGACCTCAAAGCGACGGACCCGCAGGACGATGCTGTCCACGCGCACGCGGGACTGGCCCAGCTGCACGTCGGCGTCGGCTTCCTCGCGCTTGACGCGGACCGGGTCGGGGCCATCGCCCGGCGTCCAGGCCGCATCCTCGCCCCACTGGGCGTAGACGGCGGCCAGGAGCCGGGCTCTGCGGTCGACGACCGGGCTCATGGACGATCAGATGCCCGACAGCTCGACGATCGCGTCGCCGCCGGCCTCGACCTCGGCTTCCGACGCGAACCGGGCGCGGCCGGCAGCGCGAAGAGCTTCGGCCTCGTCCTCGGGCACGCTCAGCAGCGCGCCGATCGCGACCATCTCATGGCCCGGCTGGGCCCAAACGACGGCGACGCGGCCTTTCTTCGGATGCTCAGCGTCGTCCAGGTTGGTCGGCGCGTTGACGTCGGCGCCGGCCGCCAGGCCGACGGCCGCGCCGTCGGGTTCGGCATGGGCCGGGGCGGGCACGACCTGGTCGGCCGGCAGCGGGTGCGGGGCCGGATCCGACTTGACGACGGGATCGGCGCTGGCCGCTGACGAGGTCTCGGCCGACTTGTCGGCGGCCTTCGGGTCCAGAGCCGCATGGCCCTGGTCCTTGTGGGCGGCCATCACGGCCAGGCAGGCGCCGAGCGCCAGGTGGGAAACAAACGAGCGCATCAGGCTCTCCTTTCTCAGGGGGTAGGACGAAGAAGGCGGCCCTTAGGCCGGCTGCTGGATGACGAAGCGGCCGATCGTGTCGGTCGTGGCGGCCGCCGCGGTGACCTTCCCGACCTTGGTGTTGCCCGACGAGGTCTTGGTCAGGCGCTTGTTGGTGGCGTCGAAGTAGATGTCGTCGCCGAACACCCAGGCCTGGCCCGAACCCGCGCCTTCCTTGGCGTGATCGAACTCGCCGGTGATTTTGCCGGCCGCCACGTCACCGGCGGCGTTGCTGGTCACCGGGATCAGGAACAGCGCGCCGATCAGCAGGCCGACGCCGGAGGTGCAGCCGCCGCTGGGAACGGTGAAGTTGACGACTTCACCCTCGGAAATCTGGGTCTTCATGGTTTCAGGTCCTTTGCTGGAGGGTGCCGGGGGTGCGTCTCCGGCGAAGACGTCGGGAGCCGTCGCCCTTTGGCGGCCGGCGGCTCCGGAGATCTTCGCGAAAGACGAAGGGCCGCCCTTTCGGAACGGCCCTTCGTGAGGTGCGGGGATGTCAGGCCGTCGGGCTAGACGCTCGGATTCATACCCATGCCCTTGGCGTCGATGGCTTTCACCGCGAAGTCGAGGCGGGCCTTGTACTCGATCCCGTCGACCTCGAACCCGGTGCGCTCATCCAGGAACACGCCGTCGTCGCCCTCGAGATAGGCGTACTCGATCGTGTCAATCTGAGAGTTGTCGGCGGCGTAGAACCACGGCACGGCGCCCGACGAGCGCGACAGCCGGGCCTCGACGACCACGTTGAACGCGTTCTCGTAGACGTTGGTCGTGCCCGGGGTGGCGCCGGCCTTCTGCGACACGGGCGAGCCCCGCAGCTTTAGCGCCGCGACCTTGTCCTTGGGCGCGACGATCATCCAGGCCGGGGTCGCCGAGATCGGGCGACCCTCGATCCCGACCTGGGCGGCCATCGCCTGTTCGGCGTCCGACCAGCTGTCTTCCGAGATCGCCGCTCCGGGGCGCAGGTTGCCATGGGTGGCGTGGAACAGCGGCACGCCGTCGCCCATGTTCGGGTTGGCGATCAACGGCGCATAGGCGGCATCGCTTTCGAAGTCGGCGGCCGCCCGGCCCCACATCGACGGGATGCGGGTGAAGGCGTCGACGTCGTCGTTGATGATCGTCTGGCGGGTGATCGCGAAGCGCCGTCCGTAGGTGGCCAGGGCGTAGACTTCCTTGGCCTCGCCGATCGTCCCCATCTTGAACGATCCACCTTCAGGGACCAGCAGGAAGGATGGCGCGCCGCCCAGCTGCAGGCGCGTCACCTGACGGAAGTCCGGGACGGTCGCCCGGCGCTGCCACGCCTTGAACGTCTGCGGAACGGCCTCGTAGCCCGCGCGCAAGGTGCGGTTGGAGACGTTCGACAAGACGTTCGGGAAATCGGACGTGGAGTGCTGGCGCAGGGCCAGGTCGGCGATCTCCCGGCGGCCCAGGCCCGACACCTTCTCGCCGTTCCGCTCGAGATTGCGACGAGTCATCTCCAGCAGGGACATGCCGCGGTACTCGCGCCCGGCTTCGTGCAGTTCGTTGGCCGGGTTGTGGCGGTGCAGCAGGGCCGAGGCCATGGCCATGCGCGCGGTGTCGCGTTCGTCGACGGTGACGCGGGCCGCGCCCATCGCCGGCGTTAGCGGCGTACGGGCCCGCTGCTGGTCGGCCGCCGAACGCATCAGCGCCTGGCGGGCCGCGTCCGGCGACAGGGTCGTGGCCCAGGTGCGCACCTGTTCGCCCTCGACGCCGAAGCTCCGGGCGAAGTCGACAAAATCGAGGACTTCGCCGGCGTCCATGCGAACGGCGCTCGCATCCGCCACGGCGGCGGGAGCCGCAGGCGCGGTGGCGGCGGGGGCCGCGGGCGAAGCCGGAGCCGCGGGGGCGGCTCGGGTCTCGGGCGCGGGGGCAGGGGCCGCCGGGTCGGCGGCGATCGTGGGGGCAACTTCCGGCGGCATGGCGCGGGTCTCCATTTCAATGATGCAGGGATGAAGGTCGTCCGCCGAACGCATCCCTGCGTCAGGATCGGCGGGAACGGGCGTCAGGGAAGCTTCGGTCAGCTCCCAGCTGGTGACGAGGAAGATCGGGACGCCGCCTTCCTCGCCGGAACGGATCATCTTGAGCGGGCGATAGCCGATGCTGACGCCACGAAGGTTACCGGCGGCCACACGAGCTTCGGCCTCGCGACCGCGCGGGGTTTCCTGGTCGAAGCGGACCGGCGTCACCAGCTGGCCGCCTTCGATGCGGGCGCCGACCACGACGCCCAGCTGATCGGAAATCGACCAACGGTTATGGCTGTCTAGAAGAGGGACCTGGTCGGCGTCGATCCGCGTCGTGACCAGCGCCTGCGGGCTCATGTCGAGCTCTTCGAGGTAAGGGCCATCCCAACCCCATCGCAGGACCCGCGTGCCCGTCGCGGCCGTCAGGTCGACGGTGTGGGTTTCGGGGTTGTAGCTCGACGGCGCTGCGGCGCGACGTTGGGTCGGGAGACGGGTTTCCCGACGGGTGACGACAGGGGCGGGGACCGCCGGGTCGGCGGCGATCGTGGGGGCAACTTCCGGCGGCATGGCGGTCTCCTAGTTTTCCTCGGAAGCGCGCTTTGGCGCGATGTAGCCGGCAGGCCGCTGCAGGCCGCCACTGCCGTCGACGCGTCGCGCGTCCGTGTCGAACACCAGGCCCGCTGCGTCGGTCGTATCCTGCCAGGCCTTGACCTCGGCGGCGTGCTCGACCGGATCGATCCCGCGTTCCGACAGCGCCTTGGGCACGGACTTCAGGCCGGCGCGGA